TTCCTAGCGAGTTTTGCTATAACGGGGTAGATGGTAATGGCGACACAAAGGTTGACTTGTTTCCTGTCCCCAATGGCGTGTATACATTGTTGTTTGACCTAATCATCCCACAAGCCAATCTGTCTGCTGATGGCACTTCAGTTAAGGTTTTGGACTATTTGGTGACTCAAAGTGCTTATGCTCGTGCTTTGATTGAGCGTGGTGAAGATGGTGGAACAAACTCTACTGAGGCTTATGCTCTGTTTAGAGGGATGCTCTCTGACGCTATTGCGATGGAAAGCACTCGGTATCCTGAAGACAACTTTGTGGCGGTCTAATGGCAGGACAACTCCAAACATACAGTCTCTCAGCGCCAGGCTTTTATGGTCTGAATACTGAAGATTCTCCCCTTGATTTAGGGGCTGGCTTTGCTTTGGTTGCGACCAATTGCATCTTGGATCAGTATGGTCGTATTGGTGCTAGAAAAGGTTGGTCAAGGGTTAACTCATCTTCTGGTGCTTTGGGTGCTAATGATGTTGGTGTTATCCATGAATTAGTCCAGACTGACGGGACTCTTACAGTTCTGTTTGCTGGCAACAATAAGCTATTCAAACTTGGCACTTCTAATGCGGTGACTGAGTTGACCTATGGTGGAGGGGGTACTGCTCCTACTATCACTGCCTCTAATTGGCAAACTGCTTCCTTGAATGGCATTGCATACTTCTTTCAAACAGGTCACGATCCACTTATTTATGACCCCGCTATAAGTACAACTACTTATCGCAGAATCTCTGAGAAGTCTGGCTATGTTGCTACTGCTCCTCAAGCAAACATCTGCATCTCAGCATTTGGTCGTCTGTGGGTAGCTAATACTGCTTCTGATAAAACAACCATTACCTTCTCTGATCTGATTGCAGGTCATGTATGGGGTGGTGGTACTTCAGGCTCATTAGATGTCTCTCGTGTATGGCCTAATGGTGCTGATGAGGTGATGGGCTTGGCAGCTCACAATGACTTCTTGTTTATCTTTGGTAAACGACAAATTCTTGTCTATTCTGGTGCTTCTACACCCGCATCTCTTGTTCTGAGCGACACAGTAGGCTCTATTGGTTGCGTAGCAAGGGATACCATACAAAGTATTGGTACTGATGTTGTTTTCTTGTCAGACTCAGGTGTTCGTTCATTGATGAGGACTATTCAAGAGAAGTCTGCTCCTTTGCGAGACTTATCTAAGAATGTTCGTTTTGACTTGGCATCATCTTTATCGGGTGAAACGCTTGCCAATGTAAAGTCTGTTTACTCCGAAAAAGAAGCCTTTTATCTTCTTGTTTTGCCTTCTACTTTGCAAGTCTATTGCTTTGATACCAAACAATCACTTCAAGATGGTGCTTCCCGTGTAACCAAATGGGACAATATTTCCCCTACCGCCCTTAGATCATTGCGAAATGGTGATCTGTACATTGGCAAGAATGGCTACATTGGCAAGTATGGAACTTATCTTGATGACACACTAACGTACCGATTTGCGTACTATACAAACAATGCTGACTTAGGAAATCCTAATCAGATTTCTATTCTGAAGTCTGTAACTGCTATTGTGATTGGCGGCTCTAATCAATTTCTCACAATTAAGTGGGGTTTCGACTATTCTGGTGCTTATCAGTCAGAAAACATATTTATTCCAACTCAAGGCAGTTATGAGTATGGGGTTGGCGAGTATGCAATTGCAGATTTCACGAGTGGTATACCAATTAAAGCACTAACCAGTAATGCTTCAAGTGCGGGTAAAATCGTACAAACTGGTTACGAAGCCACTATCAATGGCATTCAGTTGTCAATTCAGAAAATTGAACTTCAAGCCAAAGAAGGCAAGATAGGATAAATATGAGCAATTATTCAAAATCCACTAACTTTGCAACCAAAGACAATTTGTCGCCTGGCAATCCTCTAAAGATTGTTAAAGGTACTGAGATTGATACAGAGTTTAACAATATTGCTATTGCTGTAGCGACAAAAGTAGATAGCTCATCTGCCGCTATTACTGGTGGAACTATTAATGGTACTGTGATCGGTGGAACTACTGCCGCAGCGGGAACATTTACTAACCTGACTGTTAGCACTGCCGCTACGATTGCTTCTGCCGCTATTAGTGCAGGAACTATCAATGGTGCGGTTATTGGTGGTTCTTCTCCACTTGCTATCACTGGCACAAACATCACGGCAAACACAGGCTTTAGTGGCCCATTGACAGGTGCTGTAACTGGTAATGTCACAGGTAACTTAACTGGTGCTGTTACAGGTAATGTCACTGGCAACGTCACTGGCAACCTGACAGGCAATGTCACTGCGGCTACTGGTACTTCAACATTTAACAATGTGACCATCTCTGGCGCATTGGACATGGACAGTAGTACAGCGGCAACCATTACTGGTTTGGCAAGCCCCACAAACGATTCTGATGCGGCTACCAAGGGTTATGTGGATGCACTAGCCCAAGGAATTGATGCAAAAGCCTCTGTGGTTGCGGCTACTACTGCAAACATTACGTTGTCTGGCGCACAGACCATTGATGGAATTTCGATTGTTGCGGGTGATCGGGTCTTGGTTAAAGATCAATCTACTGCTTCTAACAATGGTATTTACTTGTGTGCAACAGGTTCTTGGACTCGCACAACCGATGCAGATACTTATGCTGAATTGATAGCGGCTTTTACCTTTGTTGAAAAAGGAACAACTAACGCTGACTCTGGTTTTATCTGCACAATAGATGCGGGTGGGACATTAGGAAGCACATCTATCACTTGGGCGCAGTTCTCTGGTGCGGGTCAGATTACTGCGGGTGATGGTCTTACAAAGACAGGTAACACTCTCAATGTTGGTACTGCATCTTCTAGCCGTATTGTCGTCAATGGCGACAACATTGATTTGGCATCTACTAGCGTAACACCAGGCACTTATCAGTCTGTCACAGCAGATGCTTATGGACGTATCACAGCAGGAACAAATCCTACAACGATTGCTGGCTATAACATCACAAATGCTTATACCAAAACAGAAATAGATTCGATTTTTGGCTCGACTACTGCTGCGGCTACTTCTGCTTCTAATGCGGCAACAAGTGCTTCCAATGCCTCAACAAGTGCCTCAAATGCTTCTACAAGTGCAAGCAATGCGGCTACTAGCGAAACCAATGCGGCAGCGTCATACGATGCTTTTGATGACAGATATTTAGGCTCTAAAGCCTCTGCTCCTACTGTTGATAACGATGGAAATGCTCTGTTGACGGGTGCTTTATATTGGAACAATTCAGTCAATACTTTGTATGTATGGACAGGATCGGTTTGGACTCAAGCTGCATTTACTGCTAGTGGCTTTGCTACTTTGACAGGCACAGAAACCCTGACAAACAAAACACTTACTTCACCAATACTGACTGCACCAGTTCTAGGAACTCCTGCAAGCGGTACTTTGACAAATGCTTCAGGTTTACCTTTGTCTACTGGTGTAACTGGAACTCTTCCAATTGGAAATGGCGGTACAGGTCAAACCACTTTAGCGGCAGCTAGTATCGTTACCTACACAGGAACAGAAACGCTAACCAACAAGACTATTGAAGCGGGTACATTTACCAACGGCTACACAGAAGAAGTATTTACTTCAACGCCTACGTCAACAATTACATTGGATTTGGCAAATGGTTCTGTGCAAATTATTACCCTTGGTGGCAATATTACTTACACATTCCCAACGCCAGTGGCGGGTAAGTCTTTCATCTTGGTACACAAGCAAGATGGCACAGGATCACGCACAGTGACATGGCCTGCCTCTGTGAAGTGGCCTGCGGGGACTGCCCCAACTCTTACATCCACAGCTTCTAGGGCAGATAAGTTTGTCTTCACAGCTATTGATGGCTCAAGTTGGCTAGGTTCAGTTGCTGGTCAGAACTACACAGTTTAAGGATATAAATGTTTAGTTCAAACACAACACAAGTCAGCGATGGCGGTTATCAAATTGCAAGAAGTTTGCGCTTTAACAGCGCAGATTCTGCTTATCTTGCAAGAACACCCGCAAGTGCAAGTAATCGTAAAACTTGGACATGGAGTGGTTGGGTAAAGCGTAGTGCATTACAAGACACTACTGCTTACACATTTATGGGTTGCACAACAGGCGCTAATGATTCAACATATTTGCGTTTTGGAATTTACGATAATTTGTTTTTTGTTGGTAATTACAACGCATTGTTTTTAAGGTCATCTGCGGTTTTTCGTGACCCATCAGCGTGGTATCACATTGTTTTAGCGGTAGATACTACACAAGGCACAGTTTCAAATCGAATGAGAGCGTATGTTAACGGAGTAGAAATTACTTCATGGAGTGTTGACCAAAGAAGCACCTACATAACACCAAGTGTTGACCTTGGAATAAATCAAGACACACAACATTCAATTGGTTCATCATTGCCCAATGCAGGAAACTATTATGATGGCTACATGACAGAAGTTAATTTTGTCAATGGCACTCAGTTAACCCCCTCATCATTCGGTGAAACAGATACACAAACTGGTGTGTGGAAGCCTAAAGCCTACTCAGGCTCATACGGCACTAACGGCTTCTATCTAAACTTCTCAGACAACAGCAATACCAC